GGTTTCTTATTTACAGTATTCACTCAAGGCGTCAGTTCTACACGACGAGGACGCTCGCCAATATGTCAAAGCTGCCGATAACACAACATCAACAGCACCGGGCATGGTTCCAACACCACAAAGCCGTACAGTTATCAACGCGTTAGCTAATGCTGATCGCGGCATGATCGACGCCCTATCACGCGAAGCTCTTAGCGCAACAGGCATGACTTTCGAGCTGCCAAAAGTTACAGCTGTCCCAACCGTTACAAACATCGCTGAAAATGGCGCGATTACAGAATCAAATCTGAGCGCGACTTACCTTTCAGTTCCAGTTCAGAGCTTCAAGGGTCGCGCAATTTCAACGATCGAACTTATCGACCGTTCAGATCCAAGCTACCTAACAGCGCTGCTCCAGAATTTGGAATTTGCTTACGCAAAAGTTACAGATGAGTTTGCTGTCGGAACTATTGCTGGCGCTGGTCAACAGACAGGCGTTAACGCTAACTCAGCTACTGGATTCTTAGCTTATACATCTCAAGCCGCGGGCGCTGTTTATTCATCGTCACTAGGCTTCGCTCGTAACTTAGTAGTTAGCCCGGGACAATGGACTAACATCATGGGTTACAACGACAACGGCGCACCTCTTTACAATGCGGCGCAACCAAGCAACGCGGCTGGAAACGTTCGCGGCGATTCACTTCGCGGCGTAGTTTCACCGGGTCTAAATCTGTTCGTGTCACGTTCTATTGGTAACGCTGGAGCAACGACATCAACAGGCGATTTCTCAATGGTTGTCGTTAACCCTGACGCATGGACATGGTACGAATCTCCACGATTCGAGCTACGCACCAACGTCAACTCAGACGGCACAATCGATATTCTTTACTATGGTTACGCCGCAATCGCTCCAAAGATTCCATTTGGCGCATGCTGGAACCAGACCTGAGATAACTAAATAATCATCGGTCGTTTCGCTCCCGAGGCGACCGAGCAGAATCGAGAGAGGAACGCTAATGCCACAAATAGTTACAGCGCAAGAACTTCGCGACGTGCTAGGTGTTAGCGTTTCTCTTTACTCGGACGCTTATCTCGATCTAATGATCGAAAGCGCCGAGGGCGCGATCTTGCCGTTGCTTACTGGCTACCAGTCAGCAATTACAGGAATCGAAGTCAAAGATGGCATGGCTTTTTACACTACTCAGCGCATTAACTATTTCGTGCCCGGTCAAGCTGTAATTATTTCAGGTTGCGGCGCTGCGTTTGACTTAACAGTTACAGTTAACGATCACAGAATCGCGCCTTACGTATTCACAACAGCAACAGCAGCACCCGATCAAATCTTTACACCTAAAATTCCAGCTGGTCTAGCCGTATTAAATGGGTCAACAGCTGACGATTTATATTCAGGCGTAGCGCCCGTAAAGTCCGCTTTGCTAGTTGTATCGGTCGAGGTCTTTCAGTCCATCACAGCTCCGGGCAATACATCGGCACAGGTTGACTTCAATCCATCGCCTTTCGTGCTAGGTCGCTCATTACAAAATCGCGTAGTCGGTTTATTAGCTCCATTTATTGACGTCGAAACTATGGGTCAATAATGCCTACCAGTATTCAGGCTGACGTTCGTGCGCCACTAGCGACCGCTCTCGCTGGCGTAACGGCTTCGGTCTATGAGTCAGTACCCGAGGCGGTAATCCCGCCCGCTGCGATCATCGTGCCGGGTACTCCGTATTTGGAAACGACGCTAATTAGCAGCTCGATCCAATTAAAAGTTAATTTTACAATCTCAGCCGCCGTCGCGTATAACAATAACGCGGGCGCTCTCGATAATCTCGAGAAGCTAGTCATACAGATTCTCGCGGCTATTCCGTCGGGATATATCGTCGGCGACGTATCGCGTCCGTCGATCGTTGCGTTAGGTTCGAGTAATTTACTTATTTCGGATATTGACGTGAGCACTTACTACAAACAGGAAAACTAGGAGACAAAATGCCAACAACAATCGTGACAGGACGCGACATAACTTTCACCATCGAGGGTGCTACTTATGACGCACAAGCAACAGCCGCGACTCTAACTATTGAGTCAACAATTAACACTTACCAGACACTAGACGGTAAGGCTTATTACACAACAGATTCACAGGGTACTTTCGACGTCGAAATGCTTGCCGACTGGACAGCTGGAGGATCACTAGCAGCTTCGCTATGGAACGCAGCTGACAGCGCACCTAATACTCCACTTTCGGTCGTATTTACAGCCGCAAGCGGATCAGTCTTTAACTTCGACGTTCAGCCTATATTCCCTAGCGCTGGCGGCACAGCTCCAGACGCACAGACTATTTCGCTGAGCTTTACTTGCGTGACAACTCCAACACTATAAGAAAAGAAATCGGGAGCATGAAACTACAAATACATATCGAAACGACAGACGGCAAGACAGCAACCACGACAGCACAACCACCAGAGTTTGCCAAGTGGGAGCAAAAGACAGGATATACAATTCAGCAAGCTCAGGAAAAAATCGGTATATCCGATCTAATGTTTCTAGCATGGAACGCCCTAAAGCGTGAGGCAGCTGGTAAACCAGTCAAACCTTACGAAGTATGGTGCGAAATGGTGGTCGATATTACGGTCGGAGATACCGAAAGCCCAAAAGCCACAGCCGAGGAAGCCTAAGCTACTTAATCGTAGAGCTGTCGATCGCGACAGGGATTCCGATGAGTGAGTGGGTTGACGCGGCGGACATATTGACAGCGCTCGAGATATTGGAGAAACGAAATGGCGGAAAGTAAGGAAGTCGTCCAGTACGACAAAGCCGAACTTCGTGCCATTACTGGAGCGTTTAAAGCAATGGACGATGAAGCCGTCGCTCAAGCTAAAGAGCAATCCAGCGCGTTAGCTGATTATCTAAAAGGCAAAATCACGTCCGCCGCTGGGTCACTTAATTCGTCTCCAGTAGCTAGTCGAATTGCTGAGGGCTCTAAAGTAAGTAAGTCATCTAAAATTGGCGAGATTTCATTTGGTTTCGCTGGACAAAAATTTAGCGGTGGAGCAACTACTCGCGATTTATGGGGTGGCTCGGAATTTGGATCGAATAAATATAAGCAATTCCCAATCTGGTCGGGATCGACTGGTCGCGGATCGACTGGCTATTTTATTTATCCAACGCTACGAGCTGAGCAAAGCTACTTAATCGCTGAGTGGGAAAAGGCGTTCACTTCAATAGTTAAGAGGTTCGACTAATGGCTGAAGGCTCAAGAACGCTCAAGCTCTCGATTTTAGCGGACGTTGATAATCTTAAAAAAGGATTAACGGACGCGGGAACAGATACAGAAACCTTTGGCGGCAAGTTAAGCGGTTTCGGTAAAGCTGCGGGAGCTGCGTTCGCCGTAGCTGGGGCGGCGGCACTTGCCTATGCTGGGGCGTTGCTAATCGACGGCGTTAAAGCTGCGGTCGAGGACGAAGCCGCACAGGTCAAACTCGCAACAGCAATTAAAAACGTTACAAGCGCAACAGACGCAACAATCGCTTCGGTTGAGTCATACATAACACAGACAGCACTCGCCGTTGGCGTAACCGACGACGAATTGCGTCCGTCGTTTGCGCGTTTGGTTAAAAGTACGGGCGACGTCGAAGGAGCTATGGCGCTTCAAAAGATCGCGCTTGACGCTTCAGTCGGATCAGGAAAATCGCTCGAAACTACATCGAACTTAATTGCTAAAGCGTACGACGGCAACACCGCGGCACTAGCAAAATTAGACATCGGCTTAACAGCTGCCGAACTTAAAACTATGAGCTTCGATGAAGCAATCGCCGCGGTTACCGCAACTTATGAAGGATCGGCTAACGCTGCGGCTGATACTTTTGCTGGAAAGATCGATCGTTTAAAAATCGCATTTGACGAGGGTAAGGAAACCGTCGGAGCGTTCGTACTCGACGCAATTACTCCACTTGTCACGATATTCGTCGATAAAGTAATCCCAACGCTAAGCACACTTGCCACAGATATCGGCGAGGATTTACAACCAGTTTTTGAAACTTTAGGTACATTTTTTAAAGATACATTTATCCCGGGTTTAACAGCGCTATACGATTATGTTAACAAATACATAGTCCCGATATTTAAAGCTACCTTAACGCCAGTAATTCAAGGCGTTAAAAATATATTTAGCGCAATCGGTACAGCTGTATCGGAGAACACAGGATTCTTTAAACTGTTAGGTGCTGGCGTAACCGCGTTTTTAGTTATTGCTAAACCCTTTGCCGCGTTCATGGGTACGACTTTTAAACTGGCATTTTCAGGCGTTGCGCTAATTATCAGCGGCGTAAGCAAAGCTATTCAGGGCGTAGTCGCTGGAATTAACGCAGCGATTAGAGTCGTTAATTTACTTATTAAAGGCTATAACATCGTAAACAATCTAAAGCCCGGATCGAAAGATTTACAAGAAATCCCAATGCTCGCAAGTGGCGGTTTAGCTAACGCAAATCAGCCTTACATCGTGGGCGAACGAGGGCCGGAATTATTCGTCCCGTCGGGTAATGGACGCGTTATTCCAAATAACAAGCTAGGCGGCGGTGGCG